AACGTACCATCAAGAGTTTGTGGAGAAATACTTAACGCGAGGAGGTGAAGGAGTGAAATGGACAGATTTATACAACACTTATGTAATGTGGCATGTAAACAAAAAGGGAATGGTGACGATAATAGATAAAAAAGCGTTGAAGACCTTTTTTGAAAGAATGGTATTCAAGTGTGAAGAAAGTCCAGTGAGAAACATAGGAAGAGGGTGGTATGGATGGTCATTAAATGCACAAGAAGAGGAGTAATTTAAGCGACTTGCGCTTAAATTCATCCATTGTTCGACTCTTTTTGCGTCTATACTCGGCGGTTCTTTTTTTAGACGCGCTGGTACGTTTGCGTGACACATTTTTCATATTACACCAATATAAAAGATACTTGTGCGGGTCGCCTACGTGTCCCGCAATGGTGACTCATGGTTGTGTCGCCAGGCTATCCAAAATCGTCTTTTGCCATTGCGATAGGACCCGTCGTTTGTAGATGGCCAGTTGTAGCAATGATAGGAATGATTGAGTTCATCAATGTCAAATCGCTTGTAAAAGAACCCGTTGTCTGAAAATACGTTTTCTATATACATTGCCGATGGTCTTGATCCAACACCGTTGATCGCTTGATCGTACCCGCTTTCATTTGTATTAATACAAACAGATTCATTGCGGTCACATACTTCCGTTTCAAGAAGAATATAATTTGTATACTTTAAGAGGTCATTCAAGTGATCTTTAGGATCTTTTAAGTGATACAAAAGTCCCCAGTGAACAATAACATCAAATGTATCTTTACATTGCCAGTGTGTATCACAATCGTGTTGCATTACTTTAAATTCATTTGGCAATGCGTGGCTGGCTTGTCGTTTTATCATTTCAGCAACGTGCTTTGCATTACCCTCCGCGAGTGTGACATTTACTACTCCTCCAATTTTAGAAACTAGCATTTTCGAAATGTCCCCGAAACCGCATCCAACTTCAAGAAGTCGTTTGCCATTAAAAAAATCTTCCCGCAACAATCGGATTGTAGTGTTAATACGTGACTTTCTCCAACCATCGTAGTGATCTTTAAACATACTACAGATAAATACTACAGATAAAATAATAATCGTTTTTTAGACGCGTTTACAAGAGGAGTAATGTAAGGTTTTTTTTTTTATTTATTCATAGTACAATGATGTCACTGAAAGTTTATGATGATTGTGCAAGGTGATATAAATGGATGAGCCATGTAAAGATTGAGATTGTATTGCAACTTGAGCAGCAGATTTTGCATAATGAAGATGATATTCTTTGCTTTCAACGAATGATAATGAACAATTTAGTTTTTGTTTTTTCAAAAGCAAAGTGTGAAAGATATGTAGACTGTTGTTTATCTCAGAAGTTGGTTTGGGCAAATTTGTATAAAAGTAAACGTTTTTGTCTCTAAACAACTCTTGTTTTGTTTCTATCAAGTACAATACTGAGGCAAGTTGATGCAATGCACATTTTTCAGAAACTGAGAGATTTGAATGAAAAAGGGAATTGTTAAAGCGCAGAGAACAGCAAAATTGATAGGAAAATATTCCGGTTCCAATTCTATATCCATTGTTATTAGAGCTTGTATATATGTACAATTGTTCTTTTCTTGACCGCAAAGAGTTTGCAATATAAGGAGTTGAACAACGCTGTAAAAACATTTTTGGATAAACTTGAAATTTCATTTTGTAAAGTGAATTATACAAGAATGAAAATCATCATGTGATTTTCATTTTTTTACATTTGCCGAACCACGCTACGCTTTTTTGGCGCTACGTTTCTTAGCACTTTGTTTCTTAGTTAACAATCAACAATCAACAAACAACAACAATGGTATTAGACACGGACAATGTGCCATTAGGGGTATTATATGCGGCGGAATTGAATGTTAAAAAGGGGTATTTAGTGAATGTAGAAAGCATGTCCGAGCACAAGCGAAAGGTAAGAGAATGGGAGTTTGCATGGGACGACAAGCTGGACAATTTGAAAAAGAAAAAAAGACGGGAGACGTATATCTTACAAGGAGATTTATATGGGAACGGTTTGAAAAAATAAAAACAAAAAAAGCAACATTAGCCAGGGCAATTCGCCTTGGCTTTTGTTAATGAAAGAGCAAATGGTGTCGATAAAAAACTGAATTTAAATCGAATTTTAAGAAAATTGTATCAAGTACGAATGTCTCAATTAACTGAAATCAAGAACCTTACTCAAGAAAAAGCGGATTTATCGCAAGTGTTAGAGTCTGTGCCAGCTGGCAATGCACGTGCGTTTATTGAAAGTCGTTTGAATGAAATTAGTGAATTACTTTTAAAAATAAAAAAAAATACTACGGATTATGTCAATTTAATGAACTTTTTGTTCAATAACGAAGTGAGCGATATAAAAACGTCAACGATAACGTTGTACAAACCAAAGATAGCTTTGACGTATGCGCCTCCTCAAGTTGGGAAAACCAATGCAATGATTGAAATAGTAAAAGATTGTATTGTTAACAATGTTTCTATTGTCATTTCGTCTGACAATAAAAAGGATCAAATGTCTCAATTATTTAGTCGTTTGATAAAAGCTGTTGAAATGCATTATGAGTCTATTTTTGAGAACTGTTTTATTACAACAGTTGATAATAAAAACTTTGAAAACATTGTGGAAGAAATGAAAAGTCACAAGTCATTTATAATCTGTTGTTTGGACAACAAATCGCAAATTCAAAAGGTATATGAAAAAATAAATGCAGTGAAGACTCTTAGTGATTTGTGTCTTATTCATGATGAAGCTGACGTGATTACAAAAGCTCGCAATATAAATGAAGTAATGGCGAATCAACCTGAGAGTCATAAAAAGTGGATTGAGTTTACTACAAATTTGTATAACAAGGGTGTAAATCTTAAACGTGTGTTCGTGTCGGCAACTCCTGAGAATGTCGTGTATCTTTATCGACCAGGTTTTGTGTGGGAGTTGCCTATTCCTGAGAACTATGTATCAGCTAGTTGTATTGATTTTAACGAGCTCAACAATTTTGATACATCGACAATAACCCGTATATTAACACGAGAAGTGAAGATGCGCAAAGATGAAGGTGGTATTATTTTGTATTGTGTTGAAAGAAACAAAGATGAGACTAGCGATGAGGACGAACGAACCAATCAATCTCAAGTGTTTTCAAGTATGTTGGCAAACATTAAAAAGACAGGGTTAGATGTGGTGTCTTCTTATAACAGCAATGGTTTCAAACTAGCTTTCCGCTTACAAAAACACAAGACTCTATTTATGAATAAAATGGAAGAGAAATCAATTCAATACACATTATGTGAAGAGGCAATCACAATCAAGAAAAACGAAATATCTATAAGTGAATTTTATGGATATCTTCAACTCTGTGGTTGTAAAGTTGTTTTGACTATTGGGAAGGACCTCATTGCTCGTGGAATAAGTTTTGTGTCAAATCAAACGGAAAATCCTTTGACAGCAACTACTATGATTTATAAGCCAGGAAGTCAATTGAGTCAAGTGGCGTTGACACAAGCGATTGGGCGTTTAAATGGTACAGCACAGCCAAATTTGAAAAGACGTTTGTATACTACAGATGATGTTTACACGAACTATACAACATTTGTGAAAAATCAAAAAGAAATAATAAGTTCTATACGAGAAAATGGTAACAAAGTGGATGACGACTTGATTAGTGACATTGCTCTTTGGAAGGCGTCAAGACCAGTGGACAGAAAAACGTTAAAGTTGGAACAAGACATGACATTCTGGGAAGACGTAGAATCAGATAGCGGATACACCACTGATGACAATGAGGATGACAAAATGAAGAGACTTATAGATATGTGGTGGGGTGCAAAGACAATCATTGGAAAAATCTTGAGATATGTGTACGAACATGAAAATGGAGTCAATGAAGAAGACTTGAGAAATTATATTGAAAGTCAAGGATCCAAAAATGCTTTTCAAATGTACCATCACTTAACAACAAACGGTAAGGAATATAATTTAGTGTTCGAAAGAAATAATGGAATTACAACCGTTAAAAAAGAAGCTTGTACATATATTGAGCTTCAATAACAAACTGTAGAAAACAAATAACCCCTATCAAAAGTGTACAAACGTATGCTGAGTAGGGGTTTATTTGCTTTTGGGTAATAATAAAAATTGATAAATTGTAATCTTAAAAATTATATCTAATATGCATTTAACGACATTAACACTCATAGAGTTTCCAGCTTGTTTATACATTTGACGATTACTAATGGTTTGAACGAAATCCAAAGGGAATCCTTGAAGAAGTAGACACTCAATGGGCAACAAATTTCTTTTATATACCTTATGAAAAACACAATGACATTGTGTAGTAAGTGTTGGACATATTTCAGGTATTGGAAAATAATATGAAAACGGTAAAACAATATTTACGTTATCGGGAGACATATCTAAATTGTTTTTTAATGATGTACTTGGAATCATGTTTCTCACAGTTTTATCAACTATAAAATCATCTAATGGAGTCATTTGCATTGTATGTGGTTTCTCGTAATGTTTTAGTTGTATATCTTTATTCATTCCAATAATATAAATACGTTCTCTATTTTGTGGTATTCCATAGTCTTTGGTATTATAAATATCAGGATAAACATTGTATACTTGTTCACCATCTTCATCTACTATATTAGTTAACTCGTTTAATAGATAATTGTAAGGTTTTCCTTTTTGAATAAACTTGAAGTTTTTCACATTTTCAAGTATAAATACAGGCGGTTGTTTAGTTTTAATAACATCTATACAATGGAGCATGATATTGCTTCTAGGGTCTTGAGTTCCTTTTTTCTTTCCCATTAAACTAAAACTTTGACAAGGAAATCCACAAACATAAATATCAACATCAGGAAGTTGAGAGTGATTTCGTTTAGTTATATCTTCATAAAGGATTTCGGGTTCATAATTAGCACGAATGCTTTGACGGGCGAATTTATCAATTTCACAAGACCATTTATGTTGAAAAGGAATACCAAGTTGTTTTAAAGCTTCAATGGGTGCTTCAATACCTGAACAATCAGTTCCTATTGTAATCATTCTATTAATATGAATTAATAAAAAAATATTGTTAATAATTCATAACGAGTAATTGTTAATATAAAATTAAATATCATTAGATACTTGTACTTCATTAAAAATATTTGTATCAATTTCTGTTTCAGTTTCATCATTTTCTAATTCAGATTCAGTTCTACTCAATTCATTATAATGTTCATTATTTCCCTCTCACGGTTTTGTGGTATACCATAATCTACTGAGTTTTTTGGCACTGCGTTTCTTAGTACTGCGTTTCTTAATACTGCGTTTTTTGGCACTGCGTTTTTTGGTGCTAGGGTTTTTGGTGCTATGTTTTTTGGCACTGCGTTTTTTGGTGCTATGTTTCTTGGTACTGCGTTTTTTGGTGCTACGTTTCTTGGTGCTGGGTTTTTTGACACTGCGTTTCTTGGTGCTGGGTTTTTTGACACTGCGTTTCTTGGTGCTACGTTTCTTGGTGCTACGTTTCTTGGTGCTACGTTTGGCGCCCCCCTTTTTGCTTTCCATATTTCTTTTGTATTTGGTATTCTTTATTGACCTTGTCAATGTATCGTTGAGCTCTGCTTTTTTCTTTTGATTCAAATTTTTTTTCAAGTGAAGTGATATCAATCATTCCTTCACAATACGGTTCGATATCTCGAAGGGAGTTTTGTTGAGGTTTATTGATAATTTGTTTGATGGAATTAATTTTAAAATCAATCATTTCTTTTGCATTAAGTTCTGCAAGACCCTTCATACCATATGAAAAGGGGAAGCCTGTTTTGTGGAAGGTTTCAAGTTGATTTTCAAGGCTTTTGATGCACATGACAGCAATATCTTTTTTCCATCCATTCAACATTTTTGTGTGTGTGTTGGTGCTTGTATATTATTAAACAATAAAAAAATAATAGAAAACAGAGTGGAAATTACAAATCGGATTCTGGTTGGACGATGGACCAGCCATACCAACCTCTTCCGATACTTCTGACGGGCAGTTCTTTTGTTTTGAATATTTTAGTTTCGAGATAAGTTTTAAGAGCTTTTTTATTTTTAGCTTGGCGTTCTGTTTTTTCAAAGTGCCATTCTTGATACTTTGACCAGATATCTTGCCATTTAACGCCGAGGCCGTTATTGATGAGGCATTCTTGGACAAAGGATGAATTAAGATCATTTTCGGATTGATATTCTTTTGTTTTGGCTTGAACTTCATCAGGAGTTGATATGGATTTGTAGTAAAAGTTTATAAGGATATTGATAAATGTTTGTCTCCAGGAGATGTCTTCTCTCATTCTTGAAGGCAATGTTCTATCAATTTGGAATTCATCGGGTTCTTTTGGGTCATCAACGAATTTAGAGGGGAATTCGATAACACGAATACGTCTCCAAAGAGCATTGTCTTCTCCTTTAATTTCAGGCAATTCATTACATGCAAGGAATAGTTTTGCTTCCATGATGAAAGACATGGCATCTTGGTAGAGTCCTCTTGCGACGACTTCTTCACTGCCAGTTAATTCTTTGAGCAAGCCGATGTTAATTTTTTCTCCATCTTCTGGTTCACTTAGGAAAGCAAATCGTTTATTCATGAGTTTAATTTTTTCAGTGTTTGCTTCATTCGCATTATTGCGTTTACGTGTCAACAAGGTGACTTCTACTTTTTCACCAAAATCGCCCATAGTTGTTTTCATAAGATTGAGCAGTTGACTTTTACCATTAGCGCCGGATGCACCTATAAAAAAGAGAAAGTTTGTATTGGGAATATCACCGTTGAGGCACTCGCTCATTTTTTTTAGAACATAAGATCTAACATTGACATTAGGAAGAACTTGTTCTAAGAAGGTATAAACTTCAGGGTTTTTTTGTTCCGGTTTATAAGCATAATTAAGCGTAAGATTGATATAATCTTCTTTTTTAGTTTTTCTAAAAACGTTATTGATGAGGTCGTAGACACCATTAGTAAAGGGCACAAGGTGTTTTTTACTATTTAAATTATTTATAAAGTTGTCATCGTTAAAGTATATTTTGGCACCTTTGATGATATCATCTTGAAAGCCTGGTTTATGAAATTTAGTGATGATGCTTTTAATATTTTTGTTAAGAGTCATTTTCAAGTTGTCGTTATTGAGACGATCAATTGTAGTTTTTTCGTAGTAGTTTTTAATTCTGTCGAATAGTTTCGAAAGGTCCATAAGTTCTTTTCTCATTTCAATGTTATCATTGTCAGATTTCCAGATACTACCACCAAAGAAGAACCATTGGTTTTTTGAGTAGACAAAGTTTTTATTGATATGATGAAGGAGTTTTGAGATCATAGTTACTTTATGACCATCGAGTATTTGGTTAATTATGGAAGTGATTTCCTTGTTTTTAAAGATGTTGTTATCAAGTTTGATATCACATGAAAAGTCTTCTTCACCAGCGTAAATATTGATAATATTGTTTATAGTGCCATGATTGACGAGTTGATTATAGTTCATCCAGAAGCTATTAATGTTTTTGTAACCAATACCGATAGGGATGATTTGATTTTTAGGAAAGACTCCAGCACATTTTTTACATTTAAGGCAATATCCATTGTCACTAATGTGATGTTCAGCATTGCATTCAGGGCATGTTCCTTGAATAAGTTGATTAAGATGGGAACTGGCAACATTTCCCTTGAATATCATTTCTTTTCTATCAAAGGAGACATGTTGAACGTTTTGATCAAAGTTTTCATTAATGTATTTTTTACAGTCATTAATAGCATTATCTATGAGATCTAGTTCTTGTTGGCTAACTTTGAGAACTTTTTTGATGATTTCGCTTATTTCGCTAGGGTATTGTTCGAGGAAGATTTCTCTATGTTTTTCTTTATTACAATCAGTATTGTGACATTTTTGTTTTGCTGAAAAGGTATCAATGACGATATATTGATGGTTATTGCGATGTTCTCTATCTACAAAGTGGCAATACTTTTCGGATAAAGCCACGACAATGCAATTGTATTGTTCATCAACAAAGACTTCTTTCATGTTTTTAGTGGAGTGATAGAACGATTTTTGTGTGAATTTTTTGATGCACGACATGTCTTGTTCGGATAATTTTTCCGGAGTATTTACAAATGGAATAACATCAATTGGCAGAGTTTCTATTTGTGATGAACTGGAAGGTGGAGAATAGAGGATAAAGTCTGGTTGGTGAAAGCATACAAATGATTGGATTTCATCAAACGAGTCACTCAGCTCGCTAACGACGAGCGGTCTATTTTCTCCTTCTTTACTGCTATAGATTGTTCTAAAGAGGCCATCTCTGTAGACGCTAGGGTCAACAAGATATTTTTTGGAGGAATCTTTAAAAGCGTGAAGTTTAAATTGTTTATAAAGACTTTTAAGTTGACTGACATTAGCAAACAAGATTTCTTGATTATTTTCATTAAAGAGTCTAACGATAATATGAAAAGATAATTTATGGTCACGTGCATGAGATTCAAGGACAATTTGAATCATGGAGGTGAATTGTCCTAGACATATTTCTTTGACTTGTTCTACGCAGGTGTTGATGATAGTGTTTGGGTTGTTGTAATAGTCAGTTTTATCTTTATATATTTCAATATCAAAGAAAAATGGCACTGGGACGTTAGAGGGGATATATTCATAAAAGTCTTTAGGTTCACTCTCTTTAATGATATTGAGGAGTTGTTGATGATTGTCAATGGCAAAGTAGTTTGTAATTTGTCTATTAGCGACTATTTTATGAGTTGAATTTGCTTTTTTGATAGCGGAATTTTTCCTAGAATAAACGATGCAGTTGTTAATTGGCATAATACTAATACCAGTTATCTAATGCAAATAAAACTGCTTTTTTAAATAAGAAAGGTGCGTTTGAATGTGAAAATGTAAAAACAACAAAGTAATTCAAGAATTCTGAATTCCAATTAGTAATTATGTAATTAGTGGAAAGTTAAATTGTTGTAGTACAAATAGACCACAAAAGCTTATCAAAATCACGAAAACACAAATTAATTATTCAATATGAATAACTTGCAAAGCGTTCAAAAGTTTCTACAGCTACGTTTGTCAACCTGTGTATTTTATATAGTGTATTTATCAATGTTTTTTAAAAAGGGTTTATCTCAAACATTAAACATGTTGACCGTAATATTGAGCGTATGTAATGCTCCGTCTTCGATAACTCCATTTGAGGCTCAAAGAGTTCTTTCTAGCAACACGAATTCTGTAGGGAACATGTTGAAGCATTGTTCAAATGGCAAAGCTAGATTAAAGGCCTTGGTAGTCCCATTTGAGGTGAATATTCCATGTCCAAGTTTGATAACGGATTGTGCTATAAATACTGTTGCAATTTTAAAAAACATTTTTGTTATGTAAATAATAAAGAAGAATGAGAAGTAAAAAGATAATAGACAAATACCATGCATTATATGTAAATGACGGGACAGGCGAAATTGCGGATGAGCATTTCCATCCATTAAAGCCGTTGTATGTTGGAGATGTAAAGCATTCATTGCAGACGAGTGACCACAATGGATGGTTAAAGTGTGATGGTCGTGCTGTATCCCGACAATCATTTGCAGATTTGTTTGAAGTAATTGGTACATCATTTGGAGCAGGCAATGGCACTACAACTTTTAATTTACCCGATTGTCGTGGGCGTGTATTGGGAACGACTGGAAGTGGCGCAGGGCTCACAGCTCGCAGCGCTGGCCAAACAGCTGGTGCAGAGACACATACATTGACTGAAGCTGAAATGCCAACTCACACTCACGGAATCACAGACCCAGGACATACACATAGCATTCCTCTTCGATCAGAAGGGTTTGCAGATATGGGACCAGACGACGACGTTTCGCAAGGTTCCGGATATAATACGGGCTCTTCTACTACAGGTATAACCATTAACTCTGCAGGAAGTAGTAATGCTCATAATAACATGCAGCCTACAATTTTTATTGGAAACGTCTTTGTATATGGCAGTTATGAGACAATTACTGTATAAGTAATTTGAAAAACAAAAAATCTATATAAAGTTTAACGTATAACGTTTATCGTATAACGTTTACCAAGATGGAACGTAAGAAACGTGTCGCGAAACGTACGCGCAGTACAAATCTAAAAAGTGTCGCGAAACGTACACGCAGTAGAAATTTAAAAAGTGTCGCGAAACGTAC